CATTGATACTACTACTTGGAATGTTGATCAGTTCGATATTGAGGCTCATCACGGACTTGTTTGTTTGCAAAACTATGGTCAAGACCAACAGTTAATTGTACACCACAATCGCAGTTGGCTGGAAATAGATGTATTACGACAGATATTTTTACTTACTCGATGGTTAGATAGTATCGATGCTAACTATTTGATTGTTAATTTGAGCAAGGATTTAGATAAAAATAATTGTTGGGGACCGAGCAATTTTGTCTTACCCTATTGCAAAGATCACAAGAAGTGTATATTATTTGACAAAACATATTATGGCATAAACATTGGGGTAAACAAACCCGCAGATCTTGACGGACCAGAAGGGCATCATGGACCAGCCGGCAATCACTATTTTTTTGAACAATCGTTGCTGCCAAAACTAAAAGAATGTTACACACAACAAATTGATTCGGATACACCTACTGAAGTGTTGGATGCACTCACACTATACTTGGACTATATTCATGCTAAAAGATTACGGACTTGATGTCCAACGCCTATTTCTAGAAATGATGTTAGAAGATGCACAAAGCTATGTGCGTGTACAAAACATCTACAACCCACAGAACTTTGACAAAAGTTTAAGGCCTGCTGCTGAATTTATTAAAGAACATTCTGACAAGCACAAGACCTTGCCAGACCGCACTCAAATCTCGGCCACCACTGGCGTTAAATTGCAGGCTGTGCCAGACTTGAACGAAGGACACTTTGACTGGTTCATGGGCGAGTTTGAAGCATTTACTCGGCGTCAAGAACTAGAACGAGCTATTTTAAAAGCCGCAGACTTGTTGGAAAAAGGCGATTATGATCCTGTTGAAAGGCTGATCAAAGATGCAGTACAGATATCGCTCACCAAGGACATGGGCACAGACTACTTTGCTGATCCCAAAAGTCGCATTGAGAAGTACTTTAACTCGGGTGGGCAAGTAAGCACAGGCTGGCCACAGCTGGATCGACTGTTGTATGGTGGTTTTAGCAGAGGTGAGCTGAACATCTTTGCAGGTGGATCTGGTTCAGGCAAGAGCTTGGTGATGATGAATATCGCGCTGAACTGGTTGCAACAAGGACTCAGTGGCGTGTACATCACACTTGAACTGAGTGAAGAACTTACGTCATTGCGTACTGATGCTATGTTAACCAACATGAGCACCAAAGACATTCGCAAGGACATTGACACCACAGAGCTCAAGGTCAAACTGGTGGCCAAGAAGTCCGGCAACTATCAAGTAAAAGGCTTGCCAGCACAATCAAACATCAACGACATCCGTGCTTATTTGAAAGAGTATCAAATTCAAACATGCAAGAAGGTAGACTTTGTGATGATTGACTACTTGGACTTGCTCATGCCAGTTAGCGCCAAAGTTTCGCCCAACGACTTGTTTGTGAAAGACAAGTATGTGAGTGAAGAACTGCGCAACTTGGCCAAAGAGTTAGGAATCCTAATGGTCACAGCGTCACAGTTGAATCGTAGTGCGGTGGAAGAAATTGAATTCGATCATTCACACATATCAGGTGGTATCTCTAAAATTAACACAGCAGATAATGTGTTTGGTATCTTTACAAGTCGTGCAATGAAAGAGCGTGGCAAGTATCAGATCCAGTGTATGAAGTCTCGAAGCTCGACCGGCGTTGGTCAAAAGATTGATTTGGAGTACAACATTGAAACCATGCGTATTACTGACGAAGGCGGGGATGACAACGAAAACGGGTTTAGCAAAAAGCCCAGTACAAGTATCATGGACTCGATCAAAGCAAAAAGCCAAGTTAGTTCAGCCGCCGCAGACGATGCCAAATCTGTACCTTGGGAGCGACCACAGGCCAAGGAAGGTTTTGAGTTAGAAGCACCCAAGGTCACAGCAGATGTACAAAGCGCCAAACTCAAGCAATTGCTGGGCAAAATTAAAACGTCATGAACTCAGATTTTTGTAAATTCTTTGAGCACGGACTAGTCTACAATAACAGTATTTCCTGAAGTAGCAAAGTATTACAAATGATCATAAGCTATAGAGAAGGATGCAGTGGAAGTTGGTTGGCACAGCTCTTGACCAATCCAGAAATTGCATACTACAGGCAAGATTTGGCAGGTACTAATATTCCCACAGAAGTGTTTCATTTTGATGGACATGATGATCTACATGTGCCCGAAGCGTTTGCAATGTATCAGGGCCAAGAATATATCACATGTCACAGTAGCAATTATCAACTGTTGCGGCAATATTGGCCTGACAAAGCAATTGCTAGGATTGTGCCGTTGACACATGTGTTAGATTGCATAGAGTCTGCGTTTTTTAAACTAGGTCCCGGAACACAATGTATGTCTATAGATCATGCATTAGAGTACATCAAAAACTATTTTGATCTTCATACAGTTATTGATCCGCGTCCAACATTACACAACACTTGCATAATAGATTATGGGCAATTGAGATACATTGACCAGTTACAGGAAATATGCAAATCGTTGTTTAAAGTAACGTTGTCTGAAAAACAACAGAATTTTGCCCAGGCATATTGGAATTTGCAGTCTGCATCTAATAGATATTTTTCTGCGGCTAGATTTATATTTGAGTACGAACACAAACATAATTTCAAGGAAAGTGATAGACTGTGGAGCATTGATCATGCACCTGCAGAAATTGCAGAATTGCTTGATTTTATGCAATATCAGGATTGAGCAACTGCCATATTTCGGGCAGGTAATCTTTGATGTTTATTTTCTTGGCACGGTCTTGGTCCAAAACGTTTTTAGCTACTACCGACAATGCAATTTCGTTACCTTTAATTTTGCAAAAACTTTCAATCAAATCTGCGCCGCATGACGACAGATGTTTTTTAAATTCAACAGGCATTTGTGACAATGACAGCCAGACTGGGCGCGAAACAATATTGTGATTGTATTTTAAATTATTTTTCTTAAACCATTCAACGGTCGAATTGTAATACATGGCATTAAGCGAACTAATAGTGTAACTGATGCTGATATTTTTTGTAATAGATTTGTACTGTTCAATATTTTCCAATAAATTACTCCACTTACCAGGCCATCTCATGTATTCAAATACTGGACCAATGCCGTCAATACTGATGCAAATATTTAGATCAGTAAATTGCGTTAGCAAGTTGATTTGCTCAGAGATTAAATTGATGCTGCCATTGGTCACAAGTGATATAAAACAACTGGTGTTATTATGGTCAATCAGTTTTTGTAGTATTTCAAAAGTCTTGGGATCAAATAATGGTTCGCCTCCCAACAACGAAATTCGTTTGGCCGAACTGTAATTGATGTTTGCATGGCCTAAATCAATTTGATATTGCGGATTGGGACTTATGCTCATGCGTTTTTCAACTTGTGCCCATTTGGATGATAATTTGCTGTTACAACTGACACATGCCTGATTGCATAGATTGCTAGTGGTTATTTGATACAGTAACGTTTGATGATTAGAGTCAGCACAATCTTGTTGAATCTTATCTAAATCTCTGTCTAATTTATAATCTAAAAATTCATTCTCAAATTGACGTCGACTTTTGTTTCCTGTAGATTCCATATCCCAGCATTTTTTGCAAGCCACAGTCGGAATGTTATTAAGCAAATCTTTTTTTATTTGATCAATGTTGTATTTTTCTGGCAACAAACAACATGGGGTGTTTTGGTGCCCTAGTTCTTGGCTGTACCAAGGTAATACGCAAAAGTAGTTGTTCATAGGGTATTTAATTACCAAGTTGTATGTGTAAATTTAAATAAATAATTCAAAGGCCCAAGAGCAGATGCAAAAACGCACTCGCAGTTTATTAGAAGAATTAGACGATCTGTACATCGAGCGTGATCGCCGCCTGTTGATTGAAAATCGTGCGGCTACTCTTATTGCAAATGCTATTAGATTGCTAGAACAAATTGACACAGAATTTCCAGCTGATCAAGCTGAGAATCTACAACGCAAATTGCTGAATGCCATCCGCACCAGGGACTCAGGCAAGTTTGCTAGATCAGTGAGAAGAACAAATGCAGATACATGAAATCGCACGCCGTAACATAAACGAAGGCCCACTCAAGGGTGTTGCTACCAATATTGCCAAAGGAGCAGTTAACACAGTCAAGCCAGTGGTAAACTATGCAGTTGACCAGGCCAAAGGAGTGGCAAAGTTGCCGCTTAATACCGCAGAATATTTTGCCAACAAAATATTGGATACGGCTGGCGTTCCTGCTGCTCAGCAAGGTCGGTACAGCAAGTATGGCCAGATAGCAGCTGGTCAAAATAAAGGTACTGCTAGTATAGCAAAAGTAGAAAATGAAATTGCAACTGAAATAGCCAAAGAATGGGCTCGACTAGGAACGTTGAATGGTCAAAGAGTTGAATTGCCTCTTGATCCAAAACAAATTGCGCTGGCAGCTGGCAAACTCAACACACAAAAATTGCAGATCAACAACAACAATATTGTCAAGCAAGTAACAGACATGGCTCCCGAACAGCGTCGTCTTTTGGATTTATACAAAAAAAATCCAACAGCAGCACCAGCTGTAACAACACCACCCGCTACAGCACCGTCCCCAGTTAATACACCAGCACCAGCGCCTGCAGGATTTAACTATGCCAATGTAATGAAAATGCCTGGGATGAATCGACCTGTGAAAAAACTAGCACCAGCTATGGCAGAATCTTTGACCTGGAGCAAGAACTTTGATCCCAGCCGACAATTATATCGACGAATGAAACAAGGACAAACACAATGAGATTGTTAGAAGGCGGCAACGTATTCAAAGATGCTGATGGTAATCCTTTAACTGGACGTATCAATCAAAGTGATGTGCCAGCCACAGTGCAATGGTTGGAAACACTTACAGGATTAGAATTCCCACGTGAACGTTGGCTGGGTTCAACTGGTCGCAAACCCACTTCGGGCGACATGGACATGGCAGTGGATGCTAGTGAGATATCCAAAGAACAATTGTCAGCAAAACTAACACAATGGGCAGTGAGTCACGGTCAAGATCCCAAGGCCTGGGTAAAGAAAGCCGGCGAAGTACACCTGCGTACACCCATCAATGGCAATCCTCAAAACGGATATGTGCAAACAGACTTCATGTTCTTTCCAAACTTGGACTGGGGACAGTTCTACTATGGTGGTTCTGAAGATTCTGCTTACAAGGGCATGAACCGTAATGTGTTAATGAGTTCAATTGCCAAGCAACTGGGACTCAAAGTAGGCGCCAATGGCATGTTTAGCCGCACTACCAATCAGCTGGTAGATGGCGGCATGGATCCTGACTACGTGGCCAAAACGTTGTTGGGGCAAAGTGCCACTAGAGAAAATCTCAAGAACGTGGAAAGCATTTATACTTCATTGGCCAAAGACAAGGCCCGTGATGCCAAACTCAAAGACTTTCGTGAATACCTAAGCAAAGAAGGCCTGCAAGAGCCAGACCTGGTTCGAGAAAACAGTGATGTGCATTTCCTGGCCAAGCTGCGTGATAGAATTGTAAATCAAGGCATGCAACCATTAATTGAAGCCGAGCCAGCAAATCCATATCAAATTTACGAAGCCGACGAAGGTAATGTAGGCGGTAGGGCCAAGGGCATTGAACACCTGGAAGATCTAATATTTCGCAAAGGCTCACGTGGTGTGGACGAAGCACTGGCTATTATTCAACATGCCGCAGAAGCACCACAAAAGACCACTACTGTAAAGTGGGATGGTAAGCCTGCTGTGATATTTGGTCGCAAGCCTGACACCGGAGAGTTTGTGCTTACAGATGGGTCAGGCTTTGAAGCCAAAGGCTACGATGGCCTTGCTACTAGCCCCAAAATGATGGCACAGATTCAAAGCACACGAAAAGGGGAACGTGGCGAATTAGTTCAATTGTATGCTGATCTT